ACACCCAATCAATATTGGGTAGAAAGATTTATTGATAAAGTTAGAATACATGTTTATCCAACACCAGATTCTACAAATGCATCTAAAGATATGCATTTTTATTTTATAAAAAGAATACAAGATGTAGGTGATTATACAAATGCAACTGATGTTCCATTCAGATTTGTGCCTTGTATGGTATCAGGACTTGCATATTATTTAGCACAAAAGTATCAACCACAATTAATTCAAGCTATGAAATTAGCTTATGAAGATGAATTGGCTAGAGCATTAGCAGAAGATGGTTCAGCTTCTAGTACATACATTACACCAAAAGCATACTACCCAGGAACATAATGGCAAAAGTAAAAATTATTAAAAGCATACGTAAAAAATTATTTCCTTTAGAAACTAAACCAGGACCTGGTGCTAAAGACAAATTTAAAAAACTTGATCCAAAAAGTCCTTATTTTAATGTTGATGAATTAGGGTCTCCTCCACTTCACAGAGGTAGTGGTACCTCTGGAGTTCAAAAGAAAAAACAAAAAGATGTAGGTCCTAGAATACATGAAGGTTTTGAAAAAAAAGATAAAGCAAAAAAAATAAGAGATTTACAAATGGGTGGATCAAAATATCTACGAGGTGGTGGAATTGCACAACGTGGGTTAGGTAGAGCATTTATGAAAGGTGGAAGGGCAAGATAATGGCAAAATACGCAACAGGTAAACACGCAAAAGCAATATCAGATAGATCTGGTGTAGAATTTCCATATAGAGAAATGGTTAGAGAATGGAATGGTGCTTTTGTACATGTTTCTGAGTTTGAACCAAAACAACCACAATTAGAACCTAAACCTATTTCAGCTGATGGTATCGCATTAAGAAATGTTAGAACTGATAGAACAGAACCATCAACAACTGTTAGAATACCTAACAACGGTTTTGAAACTTATGAAGCAGGTTCTAGAATTATAAATGTTTTTGCACCTGGACATGGTTTAACTAATGGTACAACTTATAGATTTAGAGGAGCACCGACTACTTCTCCAGGGACAGGCACTTCAACAAACCCAGTTTTTGCTTACGCAAACATTCCAGATTTTGATGGAATAACAGGAACAAATATTACAAAGTCTGCAGGATACGCTATCACTGTAGGTCTATATAAAAATGATGCTGCAGTAACAACTGATTATGCAAGTTCAAATTTTTTTCATTTTACAGTTGATACAGATACTGCTACAATTGGAAATGTAAAAGGAGGAGGTTATGGTTCTTCAGTAGGGCCCATAACTATAGAGGCATGATTAAAAAAATTAAAAAATTTATTTGTAAATTATTTGGTATTAAACAATGTGAGTGTCCAGACGAAAATGAGGTTGGACAAAAAGGACTGCCAATAATAAATGAAACGGAAAAACAAAAAAAGATACGTTTAAAACATAAAGGACAATAATGGCTGGAATAAGTTACAGTGGATTAGTTACACAAATTAGAAACTACACAGAAGTAGATTCAAATGTTTTATCTACAGATCAATTAGAAAATATTATTTTAAATGCACAATATAGAATAATGAGAGATATTCCTATTGATGCAGATAGAAAACAACAATCAGGTAATTTAGTAACAGGTCAAGAAACAATTAATGCTCCAGCTGGCTGTTTATTTGTTAGAGGCATACAAGTTTATGATTCAACATCAGCTATAACTGGTGCTAATATTTGGTTAGAAAAAAAAGATATTACATATTTACAAGAATATGTTTCATCAACAGAATCCGCTAAAAGAGGTCAACCTAAATATTATGCTATGTTTGGTGGAGCTACCGGTGATAGTGATACTAATTCTGGAAGAATGATGTTTGCTCCTGTTCCTGATACTACGTATAAATTTAGAGTGCATTTTAATAAAATGCCGGCTACTTTAGCTTCAGATAATACGACTAATTATATTAGTTTAAACTTCCCAAATGGTCTATTATACTGCTGTCTATCAGAAACATACGGATTTTTAAAAGGTCCGATAGATATGTTGACATTATATGAAAATAAATATAAACAAGAGGTACAGAAGTTTGCTAACGAGCAAGTTGGTAGAAGACGAAGAGACGACTACACAGACGGAGCAGTTAGAATACCAGTTACCTCAGCAAACCCGTAGGAGAAAAAATTATGGCAATAACATCTGCAGTATGTACAAGTTTTAAAGTTGAACTTTTAAAAGGAGTTCACAACTTCACAGCGACAACTGGAAATACTTTTAAAATAGCTCTTTACACAAGTTCTGCAACTTTAGGAGCTTCAACAACAGCTTATTCAACATCAAACGAAATTACTAATTCATCTGGAACAGCATACACAGCAGCTGGAGCAACTCTTACAAGTGTAACTCCTGTAGCTGATAGCACAACGGCAGTTTGTGATTTTGCTGATGTTAGTTACACAAGTGCAACCTTTACAGCAAATGGTGCATTAATTTATAATGATTCAGCATCTGGAGATCCAGCATGTGCAGTTATTGCATTTGGTGGTGATAAAACTGTAACAAGTGGAACTTTTACAATTCAATTCCCTACAGCAGACGCAACTAACGCAATCATACGATTAGCCTAAAGGAGTAACGACGTATGTCCGTTACTAGAACATTCACGGTAACGGTGGTTAGCACCGGCAGTGGAAATAAATATTTTATTGATGGTGTTCAACAAGATACTTTAAATCTAGCTGAAGGTGGAACATTTAAATTTGATCAAGCAGATTCATCAAATAGCACTCACCCTTTAAGATTTTCAACAACAAGCGACGGTACACATAATTCTGGAAGCGAATATACGACCGGTGTTACCACCAATGGAACACCAGGATCTTCTGGTGCGTACACACAAATTACAGTAGCAGCATCTGCACCAACTTTATATTACTATTGCAGTAATCACTCTGGGATGGGTGGACAAGCAAATACAATTAGTGGAGATTCTTATGGTGCATTTGGTTGGAGTTCAAATCGTTGGGGAGTAGAAGAAGAATTTATTTTAGGTTGGGGCGCACAAGCTTGGAATGATAGTGAATGGGGTCAACTAAATAATGCTGTTGTTTCTTTAACAGGTGTCTCTGCAACTGCTAGTGTAGGGTCTCCTACAATTGATGCACAAATAGCAATTGGTTGGGGTCAAGACGGTTGGGGAGTTGAAAATTATGGTGCCTCTGGATTAGTAGTAGAATTAGAAGCTCCAGATGCAATATCATCAGCTATTGGTACTGGTAGTGCTTGGAATAATGGATCTTGGGGTGAACCACAAGGTTGGGGACAATTTGTTATAAGTCCGGCAGATGTAATGGGTTTAACAGGTGTATCATCAACATCTGCAGTTGGTTCAGTAAGTCATGTAATTAATGCAACGTTTAGCTTAACAGGAGTTTCAGCAACTTCTAATGTAGGAGCGATAACTGCGGCCTCTCAAATTGTTGGATTAATAGGTGTGTCTTCAACTTCTGCAGTGGGTTCAATAACCCCTGCACAACTTTCTTTAGGATTAACAGGAGTTTCAACAACTTCTAGTCTTGGTACACCAGTTATTGATGCGATTGATATAATAGATGTTACAGGTGTACAATCTACATCTGGTGTAGGATCAATTATAATTGAAATAGGAGTTCCTGTAACAGGAGTTTCTTTTACTTCTGCTGTGGGTTCTATAGCACCAGCAGATGTAATGGGATTAACAGGAGTTTCTGCAACTGTTTCTGTGGCTGGATTTGGCACTGCAGATGGTTTTGGAATTCAAGCATATCAAGCTATTGACACAGGTTCTAATACATCATATAGTGACGTCGCATAGAATAAGAATTCTAATTGGGAGATAAAAAATTATGGCATCAACATATACACCTTTAGGGGTAGAGCTTCAGGCAACTGGTGAAAACGCCGGTACGTGGGGGACAAAAACTAATACTAATTTACAAATTATAGAACAAATTTCTGGTGGATATACAACACAAGCAGTAACAAGTGGTGGGACAGTAGCATTATCTGTTTCAGACGGATCAACTGGTGCAACTTTATCTCACAGAATGATTGAGTTTACAGGATCATTATCTGATAATGCAATCGTTACAATACCTATAGATGTACAAAACTTTTATTTTTTAAGAAATTCAACATCTGGTTCATACACAGTTCAATTTAAATATGCTTCGGGAAGTGGTGATTCATTTACTTTTGCTGCAGGAAATAAAGGTGATGCTCTTGTATTTGCAACTGCAAATGATGGAACTAATCCAGACATTGATACTCTACCAGCTGGAGATGTAACACTTACTGCAACACAAACTTTAACAAACAAAACTTTAACTTCACCTGCAATAGGGACCTCTATTTTAGATACAAATGGAAATGAATTAGCTAAACTTACAGCTACAGGTTCTGCAGTAAACGAATTTACAATAGCAAACGCTGCTACAGGAAATGATCCAACACTATCTGCAACAGGTGGTGACACAAATATTGATATAGCTATTAAACCAAAAGGATCTGGAGAAACTGTTTTTGGAACAGGAGCAGCAAACGCTACAATTACAAGTAGTGGAGCACATGATTTAATACTAGATACTAATTCTGGAACTAATTCAGGAACAATCACAATTACAGATGCAGCTAACGGAGATATAACTATAGCTCCTAACGGAACTGGAGTTGCTAAAGCTGTAGATGGTGGAGATAATACAGCAGCAATTAAAATTGCTGGTAAAGAAACTATTTGGGTTCCATCCTCAGCTATGTATCCTAATACTACAAATGGATGTGCTGACTTAGAACAAACAGAATTATCTAATGGACCTGAATTAAAATCTTTAGATTTTGATAAAGACTCAGATGAATTTGCACAATTTGCTGTTGCATTTCCAAAATCATGGAATGAAGGAACAGTAACTTTTCAAGCTTACTTTACAGCTGATTCTACAAACACAGGTACTGTTTCTTGGGCATTAAATGGTGTTTCTTGTGCAGACAATGACACTATTAACGTTGCTTTTGGAACTGCAGTTGCACCAACAGCAAAAGCTCATAGTGGAACAGCAAACGATTTAGACGTTACAGCAGAAAGTGGTGCAGTAACTATTGCAGGTTCACCTAGCACAGATGAACAAGTATTTTTTCAAATACAAAGAGACGTGTCAGAAGATAGTTTAACAGCTGATGCAAAACTATTAGGTATTAAATTATTCTTTACTACTGACGCTGCTAACGACGTTTAATAGGAGTATAGAGTGAAAGACTTTAAACTAGACCCAAATAAAATCTTCCCTTCATATGGTGGAAAAGGTTCTCGTAAACATTCGGGGCCAAAAACTAAAGGATTTGGTTATCAAATCTTAGGTTTTGGATCTGGTGCTCCAGGAAAAAATCAAATACCTTTTGGTTATTTAATTGTTGCTGGCGGCGGCATGGGAGGCCAAAACTACGGTGGCGGCGGAGGCGGCGGTGGAATGAGAGAATTTTCTATTCCCCAAGGTCAACAAGCAGTCGAAACAGGAACTTACACAATTACAGTTGGTGCTGGAGGATCTGGAACAAGATCACCAGGTCCAGGTGGACCTGAATCTGGAAGAGGTGTAAATGGTGGTGCTTCTTCAGTATTTACAGGTTCTGCATTTGCGGTTGAATCATCCGGAGGTGGTGGCGGAGGTAATCAAGGAGTCCCTGATTTAAATGGTGCTGGTGTACCTGGAGGTGCAGGCGGTGGATCTGGTCCAGGAGGATATATAAGTTCTAATCCAAGAGGAAACGGAAACGCTGGTGGATACTCTCCACCTGAAGGCGCACAAGGAGGTCAATCACCTAGTTCACTAGATGCACCTGCTTACGGAGCAGCTGGTGGCGGAGGCGGCGGAGCTCAAGGATCAGCAGGATCACATTCTAACTCTGGAGGCCCAGGAGGCGGCGGAACTCCAACTACATTTATTTCACCAAGTGCACAAACATTCTCTGGCGGAGGTGGCGGTGGATTTGGAAACGTGCCTAGTGGATCTGGCGGATCAGGAGGATCTGGCGGAGGAGCTGGTGGTAACGCTAACGCTTCAGCGAATACTGGAGGTGGCGGCGGAGGCGGCGGCCCAGTGCAAGGTAATGGAAATAGACAAGGTGGATCTGGTAGAGTTCATTTAAGATGCCCTACTGCTTTAGTACCCCTTGTTACAGTTAGTCCTGAAGGATCAATAACTGCTTCTCAAGACGGAAGTGCAATAATTACTTTTACATCTAGTGGTACTTTAACCATCGCATAGAACTTGATTTTCAAATAATTTATCTGTATAATGTAGAGATACATTATGAAAGATATTAAGGTAAAACAGACTAATTTAATCTTAGAAAAAAATATAGAAAAACCAACTTTTTTGTATGAATGTATTTTAGAAAATATAAATACAAAAAAATTAATTAAAGGAATAGAACACGGTATTACTCTTCCAAGTAATATGAATCATAGAACTAATGTTCGTGGAGAAATGACGGACTGGAAATATTTTGTTCATGATGTAGATCTTAATAGCCTGCTTTCTTTTTGCATAGACCATTTTGACTTAGATACAAAAATGGGCAACTCGTATTTAGTAAATGCTTGGGGAAATAAAATGACAAGAAATTGTTTTACTGCCCTACATGATCATGCTGGCAACAGCGTATCAGGTGTATTATTTTTAAATACTTGTAAAGGACATTATTTAGAATTCCCTGAATTAAATATAAAAACAGAAGTTATAGAAAATAAAATTGTTTTGTTTAGAGGACATACTAGACATAAAGCAAAAAGAATAACAGACAATACTGTTAAATATGCAATAGCTTTTAATTTTAGAGCAAGGGAGAGTTGGGAATGACAAATATAGGCTGGGTGCCTTTTAAAAAAAGTTATTTTGATAAATATCATATTATTGAATCTTTAGAAAGAATGATAAAAACTCCTGAAAAAATTTTAGGGTTCTACAAAGAAACAAATAGTTGGTTTAAACAGTGTCCTTCTAATTTTAATTTTTTAAAAAATTTTTATGTTATTAGATCTCCTTTTGATGTTGAAATTAAATATTTTAGAGAAGAAAAAAGAATTTGGGTAAGTCAAAAACAAGGTTTTGTAGATCATATGATTGACCCTAGATTTGGACAATATACAGATACAGATAAAGCTTTATGTTCTGTTTTAGTTTCTTATATGTTTGTTGCAGATGAACCTGTGTGGTTAGAAGTTTATCCTCCTTTTTTACATGGTGAGGTAAAGAATACTAGATTTATTAGTGGAACCTTTGATATTCATAGTTGGCAAAGACCCGTGGATTTTACCTTTGAAATATTAAACGATAAAAAACCAATTAAAATAAAAGAAAATCAACCTTTATATTATGTAAGATTTGTAAGTAAAAAGCTTAATGATGATTTTAATTTAAAAAGATTAAAATGGACAGAAGAATTGTTTAAAGCACATGCAATCTCTCAACCACAAAATTATTTTGTTAATGTAGCTTGGAAACTAATGAAACTAGGTAATAAGCTAAGACCTAAAAAATTTATTAAATGAAAAATTTAAAAGACTATATACTTCAATTAGATAATTGGATTCCTAATAATATCTTAAAAACTTCTTTAAAAGAACTTAAAAAAGATAAGACTTGGGAACAACACAAATATCAAAACTTGCAAGATGCAAGTGATACTTACGTTAAAAATAAAAGTAAAGAACTTAATATTTGTTGGGGAGAAAAATTAACTTATTTAGAAGAGTTAATGAAATTAACTTGGAAAGCAATAGAAAGATATATTATTATTGATAAAATTGGTGGAGACACAATTAATAGTTGGAATGGATTTTCTAAAATTAGATTTAACAGATATAAAAAAAATCAAATAATGTCTAAACACGTTGATCACATTCATGATTTGTTTACTGGAGAAAGAAAAGGAATACCGATATTAAGTATTGTTGCTGTTTTAAATGATGACTATGAAGGTGGAGAGTTTATACTATTTGATGATTATGAGATTAAATTTAAAGCTGGAGATTTAATTATTTTTCCTTCTGCATTTTTATATCCACATTTAGTTAAACCCATAAAGAAAGGAACAAGATATTCTTTTGTATCTTGGTGTTATTAGATGATTGATTATTTAAAAGGTGTGCATAAAGATGCTGGAATAAAATATAAAAATCATAAAGACATTTTAATTACACCTTTATTTACTGAATCTTTTTGTAAAGAACTTTGTGATATAGGAGACGAATTAAAAAACAAATTTAATTATTGGCATCAATCTAACGTTGCTAAAGATTCAACATTGTATTTTAATATTATGCGATCTAGATATTTTGCTGGAGAAAAATTTTTTGAAGATTTTACTATACATTATTCTCAAACTATTTCTAAAATGATAAAAAAAGAATGGCCTTCTACAAAAGTAATAGGTTGGTTTGACCCATTTATTGTTAGATATGATGGTGGTAAAAAAGACGAATTACATTTACATAATGATGTAAGTCACATAACAATGGTAGTTAAATTAAATAATGATTTTAAAGGTGGTGTACTTAAACTTCCAAGACAAAAATTTGATAATAAAAAAATACCAGTGGGATATGCTTTAGTATGGCCGAGTCAAGTAACTCACCCACATACTGTATCTCCCATTACAACAGGAGTTAAATATTCTATGACAAGTTGGACCTGGCCAGTATATTGGCAAGAAAATGGAATAGCTTGGCAAAAGGAGATGCATCAATGATTTTAAATCATAAATATTTTTATTTTAAAAAAGCTTTAACAGATAAATTTTGTGACGATGTAATTAAATATGGTTTAGAACACAAAGCTAAAAAAGCAACTGTAAGAAAAGTTACAAATGTATCACAAGGAGTTACAAAAAAATATAGAAACTCGGATATAGTTTTTTTAGATGAGGAATGGATTTATAAAGAAATTCAACCTTATGTAAGACGAGCTAATGAAGAAGCAGGTTGGAATTTTGAATGGGATTGGACAGAACCAGCTCAATTTACTATATACGGACCTAATCAATTTTATAACTGGCATGTAGATACTAGTTTACCTTATGACAATCCTAATAATTTAAATACACATAATAAAATTAGAAAGTTATCTGTAACTGTAAATTTATCTAATTCTAAAGATTATAAAGGAGGACATTTTGAATTTGATTTTAGAGATTATCAAGATATAAAAAAATGTAAACCACATAGAGTTAAAGAAATAAATCAAAGAGGAAGTCTAATAGTTTTTCCATCTGATTTATGGCACAGAGTTACACCTGTTACAAAAGGAAAAAGATACTCATTAGTAATGTGGAATTTAGGATATAGTTTTAAATAAAAATGAAAGATATTTTTGTCTATGATCATTTTTTAGATTGGGAGAGTTTTAATAAAATAAATGTTACCATGAACAGTGGTTATTTTCCTTGGTACTTTAGTTGTGTGACTGAAAATAATAAAAAAGATGAATTTCAATTTTCACATTTATTTTATCAAACAGGAGGAGTAAACTCTGATTTTTGTGATATGCTAAATCCTTTAATAAAAAAATTAAATGCTACAGCAATAGCTAGAATAAAAGCTAATCTTTTATTACAAACTAAAAATATTAAAATATTTGATTACCATACTGATTTTGATTGGAATCATAAGTGGTGGACAGCTATTTATTATGTTAATACTAATGATGGTAAAACTATTTTTAAAAATAGTAGAGAAATATTAAGTCGAGAAAATAGAGTAGTTATATTTGATGGACGTTATGAACATACAGGAACTACTTGCACAGATGAAAAAAATAGGTTAGTAATTAATTTAAACTATTACAATAAAGATATAAAATGAGTTTTAAAAAAAATAAATATAAAGTTTTAAAAAACGTTTTAGATAAAAATTTTTGTGAGTTTTTATTTAATTATTTTTTAAATAAAAGATTCTTAACATATGTTTTATTACAACATAGATATATAAATCCTAATGAAGGTATGTTTGGTGTATTTGGGGACACACAAGTGCCAAATACTTACAGTATATATTCAGACACTGTTTTTGAAACTTTATTACAACATTTAAAACCTATAATGGAAAAAGAGACAGGTTTAAAATTATATCCTAATTATTCTTATGGAAGAGTTTATAAAAATGGAGATGTTTTAAAAAGACATAAAGATAGAATGGCTTGTGATATTTCAACCACTTTAAATTTAGGGGGTCAAAACTGGCCTATTTATTTAGAACCTTCAGGAGAAGAAGGAAAAAAAGGCATTAAGATAGATTTAAATGCAGGTGATATGTTAATATACAAAGGATGTGACCTTGAACATTGGAGAAAACCTTTTAAAGGGGTGGATTGCGCTCAGGTTTTTTTACACTATAATAAGAAAGGTAAGAACGCTATAAAATTTGACAATAGACCTATGTTAGGTTTACCTCAATATTTTAAAAATAAAAAGTAATTTACTAAACATTTATAATACTATATAAGGAGAAACATTATGGCACATTTTGCAAGATTAGAAAAAGAACCAAACCCATTTACCGGAGAGCTAGAGTGGAAAGTAAAAGAGTGTATTGTTGCTTCTAATGATATACCTACTACAGATGGTCCGTTAGGGGAAAACGATATGCATGTAGATGGAGAAACATATATAAAAAATCTATACAAACACATGTATTCTGAAGAGAAAAATGTATGGAAACAATATTCATATAACCACAAATTTAGAAATCACGCTACAGGGCTTGGAGGAGTTTATTTAGAAACTGCAGATAAATTTATAGAACCACAACCTTATGCTTCATGGCATTTAAGTAATGAAAACTTTGCTTGGAAAGCACCAGTAGATTATCCAACAATTACAGAGTATGATAATCCTTTAGCGGGACAAGATATATTAAATGATGCTGGAGAAGTTGAAGGTACACAACCTGATCAAGCTCCTTATTACATTAGATGGAATGAAGACCAACAAAAATGGTATGCACAGGCTTCTCATTTAAATGTTAATGAAGATACTCACGTTTGGAATGTTGATACAACATCGTGGGATGAAGTATAATACACATAATTTATTTCCAATACCTGTTTATATTTCAAAAATAAATAGACCATTTACAAAAAAAGAATTAAATTTTGTTGATAATCAAAAAAACAAGACAAATAAAAACTTTAATTCTTTTACAAAAGATACTTATATTTTAAACAAACCTGAACTTAAAAGTATAAAAAATTTTATAGATAAAAACTGTAAAAACTATTTAAATAAAATTATATCACCTAAACATGAAAGTGAGTTATATGTAACTCAATCTTGGATAAATTATATGAAACAAGGTGAGCATCACCATCCCCATGCTCATCCAAATTCAATTGTATCAGGTGTGTTTTATTTAAATGCAGATGATAAAAATGACAGTATTAAGTTTATACATCCAAAAGGATATCAACAAATTAAGCCCGAGATAGATAAATATAATATTTGGAATTCAGATACATGGTGGTTTCCTGTAAAAACTGGTCAATTAATAATGTTTCCATCATCATTAGTTCATCGAGTCGACACTAAAAAAAATAAAGACACCAGAATAAGCCTTGCTTTTAATACTTTTTATAAAGGAATACTAGGTTCAGATAATACTTTGAGTGAATTAAAATTGTAATATTAGTCTAGATTTAGTAGAAATAACATAATATAGTGGAAAAACTATGCTACAAAAGATAGGATTTCAACCAGGAATAAATAAACAACTCACGCCTACCGGTGCTGAAGGGCAATGGGTGGATTGTGATAATGTTAGATTTAGGTATGGCACACCAGAAAAAATAGGTGGATGGAATCAATTAGGTAACGTTAATCAGAATGAGTTAACTGGAGCAGGAAGAGGATTACATCATTTTTTAAATAGCTTATCACAAAGATATGCAATCATAGGAACAAATAGAATTTTATACGCTTTTCAAGGGGGTGTATTTTATGACATCCATCCTATCAAAACTACAACAAGTCTTACAAGTGCGTTTAGTACAACTAATGGATCACCAACTGTTACAATAACTTTTTCAACATCCCACAACATTAATATAAATGATATTATATTATTAGATAATTTTACAACTATAACAGGATCTAATTTTGGAGCTTCTGATTTTGACGATAAAAAATTTATGGTTACATCAGTTCCTACAGCTACAACATTAACAATTACTATGCCATCAAATGAATCAGGATCTGGTGCAACAACATCGGGTGGAATAAGAGTCCAACACTATTATCCAGTAGGAACACCTGTTCAAGAAAAAGGTTATGGTTGGAGTCTTGGATCTTGGGGTGGAGAAGCCTCTTCTGCCATTACTACAACTTTAAGTGGTGCATTATTAAATGATACTGCTGGCACTGGTGGATCAGGAACATCTGTTACATTAACAAGCACAGTTAACTTTCCATCTTCAGGTACAAATTTTATTAAGGTAGGAACAGAAGAAATATCTTATACAGGTGTTTCAGGAAATGATTTAACTGGTATCACCAGAGCAGTTAGAGGAACAACAAGAGCAGCTCATAGTGATGGAGCAACTGTAACTAACACAAGTGACTTTACCGCATGGAACCAACAAACATCAGAAGGTCTTGCATTAGATCCAGGTATGTGGTCATTAGATAATTTTGGTGATAAAGCAATTTGTTTAATTCACGATGGTCCTGTTTTTGAATGGAATTCTATTGCAGCAAATGCTGTTAACACAAGAGCAACAATTATATCTGGTGCACCAACTGCATCTAGACATATGGTTGTATCTACACCTGATAGACACTTAGTTTTTTATGGAACAGAAACAACTATTGGAGATACAGGAACTCAAGATGATATGTTTATTAGATTTTCGGACCAAGAAGATATAAATACTTATACCCCAACAGCAACCAATACAGCTGGTACACAAAGACTGGCCGACGGATCAAGGATCATGGGAGCTATAAGAGGTAAAGATGCAATTTACCTTTGGACGGACAATGCTTTATTTACACAACGTTTTGTTGGTCAACCATTTACTTTTGCCTTTTCACAAGTTGGAACTAACTGTGGATTAGTAGGACAGAACGCATGTGTTGAAGTTGATAATACCGCATATTGGATGTCAAAAAATGGATTTTTTAAATATGGTGGTAGACTAGAATCATTACCTTGTTTAGTAGAAGATTTTGTGTATGACGATATAAATTTAACATCAGGTAATCAATTAGTGTCAGCTGGCTTAAATAATTTGTTTGGTGAGGTAATGTGGTTTTATCCTTCAGGAACATCAGATGTTGTTAATAAAATGGTTACTTATAATTATTTTGATTCATCACCACAAAGACCAGTATGGACTGTAGGCACATTAGCAAGAACTATGTGGAGAGATTCAGCTATATTTGGTTTACCACATGCATTACAATATGATGCAGGCACAGATACATCTTTTGATGTTGTTGGTAATACTGAAGGTAGAACAGCGTACTATGAACATGAAACAGGAACAGATCAAAATAGAAATGGAACTATAACAGCTATCACTTCAAACATAACATCTGGAGATTTTGATATTACACAACAAAGAGCACAAGGAACGGGTCAAGCCACAGGTGTTGCAACATTTAGAGGAGATGGTGAATTTATTATGAAGATAAGAAGATTCATACCAGATTTTATATCACAAAATGGAAACACACAAATTACATTACAACTAAGAGATTTTCCAAATGATACAGCAGCAAGTTCATCACTTGGACCATTTACAGTATCTTCATCAACAAAAAAAATAGATACACGTGCAAGAGCTAGAGCTATTGCTTTAAAAATAGCAAATACAAGCGCTTCACAAAGTTGGAAGTTAGGAACTTTTAGATTAGATATACAACCGGATGGACGTAGATAATGGCAAAGATAGTACAGGTAATAACTAGACCATCAAACGAATATGATGTTAATACAGCTGAATCGTTGGTGAGAGACATCGACGGTGTAATAGTAAAATTAAATACTACATATCAACAAGAATTAAAAGATGAGGTAGAGGCTCAAAACTTCTTTTTAAATTAATGGCAAATAGTTTTATAAATAAAAAAGTAGATTTAACGACAACGGATTTAACAACATTGTATACAGTTCCAAGTGCAAAAACATCTGTAGTAAAATCTATATTAGTTTCTAATGATGCAGGATCTGGTTGTAATATAGATGTTACTCTAGTAGATGCTAGTGGCAATATATTTAGTCTATTTAAAACAAAGACCATAGCAACAATCACCACAACAGAACTTTTAACCAACCCCCTTGTGATGGAGGAGAGTGAGGCATTAAAGGTACAAGCTGCTGACGCGAACGAGCTGCACGTCATAGCCTCTATATTAGAAATACAGCCAAGAGAGGTAACAACATAATGCAAGAACTAAAACCAGAAAAAATAATAGAAAAGATAACTAACAAAAAAACAGGCGAAGAATACAAGAATGATTCTGAATGGAAAACAAAAGGTATATCTCCTGATGATATCAGAAGAGATGTAACAATAGTAATGCCTAGCCTTGATTTTTTAAGTAAAACAAAATAAGATAGATAAATGGCCATAACAAACGCACAACAATTCAAACAACTTGTAAACCCACCAATGGAAGGTAAGAAAAGACCTGGATATCGTGGTGATGATGCGTATGGTGGTGGCGTGACTGCAGGTGGGAGTAGGGCTGATAGCCCAGGAGATAGAGGAGATGGAAAAGCACCTGACGTTGACATGTCACATTTTGGAGACACGGGAGATGTAGTACAACAAGATTTTACACCTTATAGTGACAGACCAGACACAATAACTAGTTTTGTTGATAATTTAAATGCCTCAAGAAAAGGACCAAGAGGAGTTCTTAATACGGTTCTTTCTGTTTTAGTTCCTGGATTTGGTCTTGCAAATATAGCTAATATTGCAAATCAAACTGCTCAAGCACGAGATCTTATGGGTTTTGTTGATCAGCCTAAGGATGAAGATGACGATCAAGGTCCAGGTGGATCTGATAAACCATTAGAAGGATTACCAATTCTTACAGAGGGTATTGTACCATCAACTCCTGATAAATCTGATGTCGAAGATATAAATCCTTTTAGAACTGGACCAGCGTATAGATTTATGAATAAAGGTGGCATTGCAGACACCGTTGTAGGTGGTGAGTTTGATTTTGAATCAGCAAGACAAATGTATGGTCTAGGTAAACTTGTTAAGAAAATTACAAAGTCAGTTAAAAAAGTTGCAAAATCACCAATAGGTAAAGCTGCAATATTAGGTGCTGTTGGTTTTGGTATACCCGGAACTAGTTTTGGTGGTTTATTAGGCAGAGCTAGTTTTGGTGGTGCAGCAAAAGGTTTATTTGGCACTTACGGCCCAGCTTCTGCTTTACGAAGTTTAGGTCTTATGAAAACTCAATTTCCAGGTTATGCTGAAAGAGTAGGACCATTATCTAAATTAGGACCAATGTCAGGTATATTTGCAGCATCAGCGTTAGCAGGTTTAATGACACCAAAAGAAGAAGATGAAGATGAAGAAGATACTTACAGAGGTGAGGGCTTAGATATTGATGCTATTAGAGCTAATCCATATGCATATATACCTAGAAGATTTGCAGCTGAGGGTGGTGACATAGAAAAAGAACCTGTAGCTAAAAAGACTATGCCTTTATTAGATATGGGTGGCAAAGAAATGGATTTAAGAGCTGAAGGTGGTTTTGTGCCAATAGGTAGAATGGAAAAAGCAGACGATGTGCCTGCAAGATTATCAAAGAATGAGTTCGTATTTACAGCCGATGCTGTAAGAAACGCAGGTGACGGAAATGTAGACAAAGGCGCAGAAGTTATGTATAACATGATGAAGAACCTCGAGGCCGGAGGTGAAGTATCTGAAGAATCGCAAGGCATGGAAGGCGCACGTAAAATGTTTCAAACATCACAAAGATTAGAGGAAGTATTATAATGACAACACAAACTACAAGAACATTACCTGCACAATTTGTTGAAGATTTAGGAACAGATCTAGCAACACAAGTAGTAGCACAAACAGGTGTACCTGTAGTATCAACGGGTTTAGCTGGCATATCACAAAGACCAGGTGAAGATCCAGCAGCTTTTCAAGCAAGACAAGACGCAGCAAGAAGATTTGAAACAAGACAACAAAATTTAGCAGGACTTGCACCTCAGGTAGCAAGCCAAGGTGCATTACAAACACAAGCACAAACATTAGCACAGCAAGGTGTAGGATCCTTTCAACCATTTTTAAATCAAGCGCAGACTCAAGCACAAGTAGCTGCTGGTTTAGGAACACAGGCTCTTGGACAATTAGGCGGAATAGGAACTGGAGCAACAGCATTTCAACAGGACGTACAAGACTTTATGTCCCCTTACCAAACACAAGTTATCGACGCTACATTAGCGGAGTTTGATCGTAACAAGGCTATACAAGAACAAAGTATACGAGATCAACAAACAGCTTTGGGTGCGCTCGGCAGTGGTCGAGCGGGAGTGCAACTCGCAGAGTTCGGCACAGGGGCTGCGAGAGAACGAGCTTTACTACAAGCCGGTCTCTTGCAACAGGGATTTGGTCAAGCAGCAGCACAAAGACAACAAGATATACAAAATAGATTTGCTCAAGCGGGAGCAACTCAAGGTCTTGGTGCATTTCAATCAACATTAGCTGGACAACAAGCAGCTCTTGGTGGACAACAACAAGCATTACAAGGAACAGATATCACACGTTTAGGTCAGTTGGGCGCACTGAACCAGGCGCAAGCACAAGCTCAACTTGATGCACAAAGAGAAGCAACTAGACAAGCAACGTTCTTACCACAAGAACAATTAGATAGATACGCTGCACAAGTAACAGGAATCATGGGTGGATATCCGGCATCATTCCAAACAACAAATATACCTAACCCTACACCATTACAAACTGCATTAGGTGTTGGTACAACACTTGCTGGTATTTATGGTGCATATGGTCAAGGAAAAAGAGATCTTTCTTTACTAGGAGTGCCAAGAGGATAATGAATAGAACTTTAAAAAGACCAATGTTTAGAATAGGTGGATCAGCAGGAACTGGTATTACATCAGGGCTAGATCAACCACAAAAAATGGCTAAAGGTGGTAGAATAGAATATCAACAAGGATCTAATCCATACGCCATGGGTAATTTTCAATCAACAGGTTTACCAGGTTTTTTAACTAGCTTTGGTTTAAATTTATTATCAACACCACCAGCAGGTAATATATTTCAAACAGCTGCAATATCTGCACAAGATCCATTTAGAAGATTACAGGCTGATCAAGCAGCAGCAATGAAGACAGCAGGTGAAAGAGAGTTTGCAGAAAAATTAGCTGCAGATGAAAGAGAATTTTTAAGTGGAGAAACGACTAGAAAATTAGAATCAGCAGAGAGAATAGCTGGTATGAAAACTACAGATTTAACTGACAGAATACAAGCTATTGCAGATACAAAATATGATGGTGATATAATAAAAGCGCAAAGGGACGTTGAATTTGCAACTGAAACATATCCTAGTTTAGTGATTGAATATGGACAAGAGTCAGTTGCTACATCTGTAATAGATTCTTCTGGTTTACAAAAACAAAAAGATATTAACAGATTTGTAAAACAAAACCCACAATTAGCTCGTCAAGTTGTATATGATGTTAGAACAGGTAAAGCCATGAAATTTGTAAAAGATGAAACAGGTAAATTTGCACTTGTACCAGCAGATTCTGCTGACATAGATACAACTAATGAAGGTATGCCTGAACCAGATTCACAAACAAGAAGTTTTGATTATCTTAGTGAAAAACAAAAAGAAAAATTAAAAGAAATACAAGAAGGCTCTGACTCTGAATTTGGCATGAATTTCTACGATTAGGAGCAATAAATGGCAAAATATGTCCCATTATCAGAAGCAGAATTAAACAACGACAGTAGTATATTTTCATCTGTTGCTGCTGGCTTTGCATCTGGTATTCTTAAAACTGTAGAGGGAGTTGTATCTTTAGGTGCAGAACTCATTGACCTTGGAGCAGATACAAATAAAGCAGCAGAAGTAGAACAATTTTTCGATGACATAAATATATTTGAAGACACAGCACAGGATAGGGTTGCTGGTAAACTTGTAGAGGTATTTACACAAATAGGTATACCAGGTGGTATTGGTTTTAAAGCTGCAACTAAACTAGCTGACAAAGCAATCAAGGCAAAAAAATCTGGTAATTATGTAAACGCAAGAGCTAAGTCTGTTCAAGATGGTATGAAAACAGCCCAATCACTAAATGATAGAATACCCGGTAAAACAAAAAGATTTGCAGCTGGTGTATTTGGTGGTGCAGCCGGTGAAACTTTAGTTGCAGATGTAGAGGACATTGGAACGTTTGGTGATTTTTTTGATGGACCAACAGCGATAGATGATAGAGAAACATTTGGTAGAGAAGAAGCAGGTAGAAGAATATTAAATAGATTAAAGTTTGGAACAGAATCTATATTTATTACACCGTTTGTTTATGGTGTGGGCACAGGTGCAAAAGCTCTTGCAAAAAGAGGCAAGGACCTTGCATATAGTGATAGCGCATTTGAAAGATGGGTAGACAAATATATTGGTTCACCATTTAGACCAAGAGGAGATTTGCCAACAGAAGTATTTGAAGCAGAAATGGCAAAGGCTGGATTAAAAGCAAGGGATACTTTTAGAGCAAAAGAAATTGTAGAAAATATAACAAGAGAAGTTGATAAAATATTTCCTAGAACTGGTAAATTGTTTGATACAACCACAAATAAAGAACAAGTAGATTTTTACAAAAAAATAAATGACGTATTATTTGAAGGTGATTTAAGTAAACCAATAAATCCAAAAGCATCTGATGATTTAATTAGATTGTTAAAGAATAAAGAAATACCAGAAGAATCTATTACTAACATAGTAACAAATCTAAATGGTGCAAGAAATGAATTTACTAATTTAATTGATATATTAAACAGAAATGCAGGGACAAAAATTGCTGCAGGTGCAAAAGATTTACAGAAGATAATGAAAGATAGGATTGAGGGATGGCTAGGAGGTACATATAGAATATTTCAAAAACCAAAAGGTTTATTTAAATTATTTCAAAAATTTAAACCAACAGATGAAGCGTATGCAAATGCAATAAGTTTATTTAGAAGATATCTTGCAAAAACAGACAAAGATAGAAAAATACCATTTGATCCCGACAGCACAGATTATTATGAAAAAGCAAAATTTTTAGTAGATGATGTTATAAACCAAGTTCAGGTAAAAGGTAGACCTGCAGGTTTACCAGATATTACATATCAAAACGGTACAGCCATGTCTAAAAAGAAAACTTTTGAAGGTATACCAGGCAGAGGTAGTAAAGTATTTAGAGAATTGTTTGGTGAAATAAATGACCCAAGATATTCTATATTTAATGCGATGACTAATCTATCATCCGTTGCAAGAACAGCCACGTATCTTGACGACGTTGCAGCACAGAATAGAAAAGTACAACAAGAGGGTGGTAGAGGTTTTTTTTGGGACACAGAAGATATAGCAAAAGAAGCTGTGCAATCACCAACAACTGGTATTCAAATAGTTCCTATTGATAGTGTAGTGCAAAAATTACCAGGTGGTAACAGTATTGCTAATCCGTTGTCTGGTAAATTTACAACAAAAGAAATAGCTGACGGCATAAAAAATGCAAATGATATTGGTGCAGGTCTTACATCTGTTATCAGAGGTAGAGAGGGTGCGAACCCTGCAGAAAAAGCAGTAACATGGTTTTACAGAAATCTTTTATTATTTCCAAAAGGAATATCACAATTAGCAAAAACAGTTTTATCCATACCTACACACCTACGTAACTTTTTTAGTGCCGGTGCATTTGCTGGTGCTAACGGTATATTATTTGAAGGACTAACTAATCCTGGTCTATTAGCCAGAGCATTTAGAGAAGGTGTAGATACATCTGCATTATTAAAACTTGGACCATCTAGTCCACAGGCACAAGCAGCATACAGAGAATTACTAGAACTTGGTGTTGTAAACTCACAAGTACAGATAGGAGATCTTGTTAATCTATTAAAAGATGCAACAGGTAATCCAGGTGTTGTATCTACAGATGCAATACTACGACCGTTTATGACTAAACTAAAAAAACTTGGTAGTTTTTTTCAAGGTAAATATGTTGCAGAAGACGACACATGGAAGATTACAAACTATGTTGTTGAGTTAGATAGATTAAAACAGTCTGCAGTAAAACAAGGTATTGAATTAACAGATGATGTAGTTAGAGGTTTAAAACAAGAGGCAGCTAACATTGTAAAAAACACTGTGCCAAACTATGCGTATGTAGGGTCTGCAGTTAAAACAGCAAGAATATTACCAATTGGTAACTTTATGTCGTTTCCTGCAGAAATGATTAGAACGACAACTAATATCGCAGAGCAAGGTCTAAAAGAAATGAGGCATATACCATTAGAGGGTGAAAAAATTATAGGAAGCACAGTTACACCTTATGTTAACATAGAAGGTAAAGGTCTTGTTAAAAATAATAATCCTATGTACGGCACAGGATTCAAAAGATTATCTGGTATGGCCACAACATTAGTTGTTGTACCACAAGTGGTTGTAGAAGGAGCAAAAGCTATATATGATGTAACTGAGGATGAGATACAGGCATTACGTCAGTTTGTTCCTGAATGGTCTAAAAACTCTACGCTTGTCCCTATTAAAACAGACGATGGTGAGTTACGTTACATAGATTTTAGTCATAGTAATGCATACGACGTAATAGCTAGACCATTTAGAACTTTAGTTAATAATATTATTGCAGGTGAACAGACTGATCAAACATTGTTATCTGGTTTTGTTAACGGTGTAAATCAAGCAGGTGCAGAAATAATGAATCCATTTATATCAGAATCTATTTGGACAGAAGCTGTTACAGATTTAACTGTTAGAGGTGGTAGAACAGCTGAGGGTAGACAACTGTACACAGATCAAACACCAGCAGGAAACAAAGCTGCAATTAGATTTTTACATTTAGGTATCGCTCTTGCACCATCATACAGACAATTTCAAAGATTAGGACAAGCTGCTTTTGGCACACCAACAAAACGTGGTGATGAATTAAATATAGGACCAGAGCTAGCAGGTTTTATGGGATTACGTCCTATTAAAGTAAATCCATTAGACTCTATGGGATTTAAAATAGCTGAATATCAAACTGGTATAAGAAATGCTAGAAGAGAATTTACTGGTGGTTATTTTGGAATATTAAGAGGTGGTAGAATAAAACCAAACGATGTTATCCAAGCATATTACAATTCTAATAGAGCTAGATTTTTAGTTCAACAAGAAATGAATAAAAATATAAATGCAGCACAAATATTAGGAGTAAACAAATCTGCATTACAACGTGAGTTTAAAGATAGACAATTAAGCGATGCAACTTTCAATAGTTTATCTAGAGGTAGATTTGAACCATACTTTCCATCAGATGATATTCAACAAAGATTTGCTGAGATAGCTAGAAATTTAGGTGACCCAAATGTGTTTACAGAAGTTAGACCAACATTAAGATTAATGTTGCAAGAATTTAAACGTTTACCATTAACAAGTGTTTTTGATTCTGATGTAAATGATTTTTTATTTGAAGAAGCACCATTAATACCATTACCAACAACACCACAACCTGTTGTAAATACACAAGCAAATATACAACAAATTGATCCAACAACTAACTTGACACGTACTGAACAAGCTTTATTATCACCCGAGGAAAAAATTATCCGGGAGAGGTTAAGGAGAACATAATGGCGAGAAAATCAGCGCTACAAAAAATTGAATCACATGAAAAGCTTTGCAGGATAATGCAAAAGCAAACCTTTGAGCAGATTAAAGAAATGCAAGATAGAATCAAAAGATTAGAGTATTGGATCGTTGGCGGCATGGGAGCTGTACTAATGATTTTACTAACGGATATAGCATGAACTTAACACGTAACTTTACACTTTCAGAATTAACTAAATCGGACACTGCAATACGTAAAGGCATTAATAACAACCCTAGTGCGGAGCAAGTAGAAAAATTAAAAGCATTGTGTGAAAATATTCTTCAACCGGTGCGTGACCATTTTGGCAGAGTTAAAATTACCAGCGGTTTCCGTAGCGTAGAGTTGTGCCTAGCCATAGGATCGAGTCAGAACAGCCAACATGCTCGTGCAGAAGCGGCGGATTTTGAATGTCCAGGTGTAGACAATGCTGAATTAGCTGATTGGATTCACAAGAATCTTCCGTATGACCAGCTCATCCTTGAGTTCTACACTCCGGGTGAACCTAACAGCGGATGGATACATTGCTCGTGGATTGATGGAACACCAAGAGCTTCTTATTTACATGCATTTAAATCAGAGGGTAAAACAAAGTACAAACCAGTTATTGGTGGTGCTAAAAATTTAATTTAAATCCAAGCTCGTAATTCTTCACCAAGGACTTCAGATGCAATATTTATTTTATTTCTTAAAGCCTTCACAATCTTCTCGTCAATCGTGTCCTCACAAATTAAATCTATGTAAGTTACTGTTTTTTTCTGTCCTATTCGGTGTGCTCTGTCTTCTGACTGTAATCTCTTTTCTAGGTCATATCCGTTAGAATAGTAGATTACGGTGTTTGCAGCTGTTAAAGTTATCCCATAGCCGCCCGTAGACGGCGTTCCTACCATGAACCGGCACTTAGGGTCATGCTGAAATTGACGTATATTATCTTGCCGTTCTTCTTGTGGTGTGAGTCCATAATAACTAACCACGGACCCTGGACCATAAACTTTTTCTATTTCACTAACTATGTTTTGTATATCTTTCTGCCAGTGTCCCCATATAATAGCTTTACCTTCTGTTTCATCTAACACATCCATCAGTTCTGTAATTCTATTATTTTTTATCTCCTGCGCACTACCATCATCGGCAACGAAGTGACCACATGTTATTTGTTGTAATCTCATTAATTGAGTAATGACTGTCATGGTAGATGTAACTTTACCATTTAAAGTAGCGAGAGCTGTTTTTTTCATTTGATCATAAACTTTTTGTTGTTCTTTACTTAATGTAATATGACGTTTAATCCAATTCTTAGGAGGTAAATCTAAACAATCTTCTTTTAATACTCTGTAAGAAAAACCTTGTAATTTATCTGACAACTCTGAAAGATTTTGAAAAGCGTGCACGACTTGTATTGATCTGCCTCTAATGTGCATAGTTTTCATTTCTGCATATCTATTACGAAAAGCATAGTATGAAGAATGGTTTAATAAATATGGATCAAGAAACTCACACTGTGTATATAAATCTAATGGATTTTTTGTAATAGGAGATCCTGTCATAATACGTCTGTACTTTGAATACTTACCAAGGTTTATAATATTTTTAGTTCGTTTTGCTGTAGGTGTTTTAATTGTTGTAGACTCATCAATAGCCATTAAAACTTTATGAGAGTTTAAAAATTTAGATGCAAACTTAATACCTTTTTCCGTACTAAATGCTTCAACATTCATAACTAAAATATGTAACGCTGTTTCTATTTCAAATAAACTCTCTAATTTTTCTTGTTGTTTTTTTGTAATATTTGGCTGCCATAATACCGACACATTCTCTATGTGATCTGGTAAGTGCGTAGGAAGTTCTTGCTCATACCAGGTTTTTACAACACCTTTAGGAGCAATAATTAATGCACCGTCAACTTTACCTTTGTCATAAAGCATAGACATATTATCTATTAATACTTTTGTTTTACCTGTACCCATTTCCATAAAATAGGCGTAAGTTTCTTTATTCCATGACTTTTCTAAAGCAGTCAACTGATGCTTGTATGGCTTTGTCTTAAATTTATAATTCATCTTTCTATGCTTGACATATAATATAGGATGGTTATATTGTCAAGTATGTCAGAAAGAATAGTGTATGTAATACAACATATTGCCGGAACACAAGCAGGTAATCCTAAAATAAATATTATAGGTGCACAAAAATATGGTGAGTTTAAATTTTTATTGCCAGAGTTTTCGCAAATGATTTTTTCCCCTGGTCCACTTGTATATAAATTAAGACAAGGATTAAAAGATTTTAAAGAGGACGATCATTTACTACTTACAGGTGATCCTGCACTAATAGGTGTTGCGTGTTCTATTGTATCTGATATTACAAACGGCAAATACAATTTGTTAAAGTGGGATAAACAAGAAAGAAAATATTATCCTATCGCTATTAATTTATATGAGAAAGGAGAAATCGATGGCAATTAAACAACAAATAAAATTTAAAGATGAAATAAACTTTGAAGCAGATCAACAAGATGCAATGAAAAAAACTGGTAACATTCAGTCTCTTGCAGATCAAGTTGAAAGATTAGAGATAGTAGATTCAGAAATAGAAGATACTGAAGCTAGAGTAAAATTCTTAAAAAAGAAAAGAGATCATATATCGGGTGAGGTAATACCAACTATGATGAGTGAGATGGGTTTAGCAGAACTAAAATTACATGATGGATCTCATTTAAAAGTTTCAACGACGTATCGAGCTACCATAACGGAAGCAAATAAAGAAACGGCGTTTAACTGGCTTCGTGAGAATGGACTAGGGGATATAATCAAAAACGAGATATCCGTATCCTTTGGTCGCAACGAAGATAACAAGGCGGCTGATTATGCCGAACTTGCGAAGAGTAGTGGGTTTCAACCAACACAAAAGATGAAGGTTGAGCCCATGACTCTGAAAGCGCTAGTCCGTGAGCGTATTGAGGCAGGTAAAGAAATGCCAACGGAAATCTTCGGGGTGTTTTCGGAGAATAAAACAACAATAAAAAGGAACAAATAAACATGAACCAAGTAGCAACAAAAAAAGAAGGAGCATTAGCAACATTTGATATGGAAGCTGATGCAAACAAAGGTGCTCAAAATATATCGCAAGAAGATCTTGCGTTGCCTTTCTTAAAAATTTTGGGCCAACTATCTCCAGAGGTAAACAAAAGAGATGGTAAGTATGTCGAGGGCGCAGAGCCAGGCAAAATAATAAACA